TATATTCAGAATATGAAACGTTATTTCTAGTATCAAAAGAAGACATTTCTTCTTCGTCTGCACCAGTCATTTCACGAACAATAGCGTTAGTAAACCATTCTTTGGAATCTGGATCTTGAATACCCCTCAACAAAGTTGTGCTGGTTTTACCAGGCACACTGACTTGTGGGGCAGGATCATTAGCAATAACTTCGTTAGCGGTCTGAACATCCATAGAGTTGTTACTAGCCATATTATTCTCCTAATTTTATTGTGTACGTTTATTAAAACTTATTAAAGAATTACCGTAAGCCCAGGTACTAATGCTGCAATTTGTGTTGGAGTAGTAGCAACTTGAAAACCTTCGTGGTGAATGGTCATTTGTTGAATTAAGATACCATTATCACCAGCGTTAAGACCGTTCATAGCAAACACACCAGGCCAGCAATTATACAATCTAAAAGCAGCACGAATGTTACCAGGCTTAACCTCACCGTTACTCTGCACAACGTCAGCATCCAGATAGGAAGTTCCTATGCGAGTGTATGGATGATCATAAACAAGTGCAGTAATTGTGCAACGGTAATCATTATCATTAGTAGTAGTGCTACCAGTAGACCCACTTGGAATACCAATATTCCATGAGTGAATAAACTGTTGCCATGCCCACATACCGCCATCACCTTGTGCTTGTGTTCCCTCACTGGCAAACATACCACGAGAAAAAGAAACAGGTGGGAAATCTGATTGACCAACCATCTTATGAGGGTGAGTATTCATGCCACCTTCACGATAAGCAATCAATTCGTTGGTAACGCTCAAACCAGACATTTCAGCAAAACCCAAACGATTTAAGTCTGGTGCTAATGAGGCTAGTGAACCTGTTGGTTCAATGATTACTTTAAATTTAAAGTTACGTAGCGGATCTGTTCTTTGTGCTAAAGCCATGAGGACTCCTTAAGCAAGTTCTGTGGTGGTAGTGCCGCCAACGAATTGGCTAACATCAATGACAATGAATTCTGCAGGTGTTTGCAATGCCACACCAATTTGAACGTTTACTTGACCATTTTCTATACTTACTGACGTGTTGTTTGATGCATTACAAATAACAAAGTATGCTTCTGCACTGGTACGTCCCTTAAGACCACCAGAAGACCAAAGTGTTTGAAGGAAAGTACTTAAACGAGTACTGATACTCATCCACAAACCGTCATTGTTTGGTTCAAATACAGCAAATGCTGTTAGCGTTTTTGCACGTGATTTGACATGGTTCAAAGTACGGCGAACTGGAATGTACTTAGTGATGTCAGTCTTTTTCAAGGTACGGGCACCATTAACAATAACACCTGCACCAGGAATAACTTTAAAGGTATTGATATGAGAATCATACAATGTTCCTTGTTGAGTCTCGTCGTAGTCAGAAGCAACTCCGTATGCACCACGAATTTCGTAAGCATAACCAGCAGGTGCTTTAGCAACAGTGCGCTCTGCTTCTACACGGGAATACAATCCCAACAATGCACCTCCAGGTGCAGTTGTACGGACTGCAGCAGTTCCACTCTTAGATGGATCAATCATTTTAAGAAGTGGATAATACACAGCAGCATATGAAGATGCTGAATAAGCACTAGTCGCAGTAAGGGCATCAGAACTTGTTGCTGCCGTTGCTGGGTCAATTACCAAAAACCTGTTTCCAGCATTTTCACAATATGTGATTGCAGTATTAACCACACTAGAAGTGGTTTGCTCAACCATGTTTACAATTAACTCTTCTGGTACAGCAACCAAACGACTTACACCACTGTTCCAATGAGCACTACTTACAGAACCACCATCAGCACCTGAAGCAAATGCTGCGGCTGTAGCGGCTGTAACCGTGTAAGCAGTTGTGAAAGCAAGAACTGTTCCAGTAACAACTACATATTGTGAATATGTATTAATTACAGCAGATACAAACCTGCTGGAATCTGGGTCCAAACTAAGTTCTGACCAACGCTCAACTTCTACTCCACCATTATTAATTACTAAAGTAAATGTTGGAGTGGAACCAGTTATCAAACCAGCAGTCTTAGTAACAGTTAACCCATTTCCCCAAACACCATGATTAGCAGCACTCAAAGTAAATACTGTGGCTGAAGAACCAGAATCCACTGTTCCCAACATGGCAACAGACGCAGAAACAGCGCTAGAATGATAGACACGTGAAATATATGCATCACGACCACCATTAACAAAAAAGTGATATGCAGCATAAGTCAAAGGGTAAGCAGAATCAATGTCACCAAATTTTGCTTTAAAGGCAACCCAAGATGAGACTTTAGTAGGAACGATAGGACCACGAAGGGTTGGTCCTACAAGGGCAGCAGCAGTTGTAGAAGAACCAGCAGCAGCAGCATTAGAAAATGCTGACTCGGTTACGTAAACTCCTGGATTTGAATATGTTGGCATTGTTACTCCTTAAATAAAGTATACAGCAGATAAAAGAACGTTACTCACTATTATGCCTCATATTGTACCTATCCGCTTACGGAAAATGGCTCCGCAGAAGGATTACCGCTTGTATTATAAACACTTCCTGATACAGACGAAATTACGTCTGTAGAACCTACTACAGTGGTGACAGACTGACGACCAATAAGTACTGATGATGGTATTTCGGCTGACATTTGAATAGTATAAACTTTTCTAAAAATACGCTTACGGTAACCTGCTTCTGGGTCAAGGAGGTCAGCAGTAGTCCAATCTAAAAGGTCTAATCTGCGCAAAGTATTGTCAATTGGAATGTCAATAAAACCACGCCTAAAAGGAAGTACTTGAGAAATCAAACGACCTGTTAATTGCCTGTCATGTAAAGCCGAACGAGTAAAAGTAGATACCTGATATAGCAAATCTACAGGAACATGTTCATTGGCTTCAAGGTACTGAAAATTGTTTTTATTAGTAATAAATGAAAAGTTTGATGAGTAACTAGGCCAGTAATCCATACGGTCAGACCTACTAGCGCTTAATGCTGGTGCCCCAACTTTGGCAGTTTTAAAGTAGATACTTGTTTCAGAGTGTTGCCTATTTTTAGCATGAACAATGTCAATATGTTCTAGAGTAATAAAAGGGTACTGGCGTTCAGTTTCACCTTCTGGATAACGAAAGAATACTTGAACTGGACGTGCTTGGTCTTTATCGTCAGAAACAGTTAAGCCCGTAAAAAGGTTTTTAAGTGCCTGATCTTCAGCAAGGAGAAAGCCAACTCTATTGGTCACTTATAACGACCTTTTAAGTCATTATCAACAAGAGTACTAATTCTTTTTCCTAAATCTGTTTCACGGGATTTAGCAAACGAACGCAAAAGTGGACTAGGTGCTGATTTATCAGGGACACCATATTCTAAATCTTTTGCTTTTTGATGGTTTTCATCGGTAACACCATAAACAAAACTAGCGTCATCAGAGTTATAAGTAACACTTAAACTATCTGTTAGCCCACCCCATGATGGATCACCTGTAGAGGAATCACGCAAAGATTCTTGTTCTTCATAACGAGCCTGTGCAATTGCTCTACTTAAAGCCTTTGGGTATTCGGCTGCAAGCCATGTGGCATATTTGACAATTTCAAGGTTGCCCGAAACAAAGGGTTTGCTAGAAGTCTTGACAGATTTGCGAGGTGACATAGCACTCATAAAACTCCCTGAACTTCTAGGCAATGGACCCTTTGGCGCACACCAAAGTTAAGACAAGTTTATCAGAGTTTAGGAAACGTAGAAGGCCAAGGAAGTTCAGACGGGGAAGAAAAGACCACATCAGTGTCATACATAAACTCTTGTGCTGTATACACTTCAAGACCCTCAACCACAATCACAATATCGTCTTTAAGTCGTCCACGAACTTTGTAAGAGGTAACTGTACACATACGACCATCGTATTGAAAAAGGTCATTTAAGTGTTTTCTATATTCGTATGGTTCAGATATACCAGCGTTTCTAAAATCATCTACAGAAGCAACTAGGTTTACAACTTGAATTGGTTGACGACCTTCTGGAATAGCACGTTTTTGGTCTTCTGTTTCTTGGATCATTAGTACGGGCACAACTAGTCCATTGGCATATTTGCGCCCTCCAGAACCACCTACGCCTTCGTTATAGACATCATCATAGAATGATCCAGCCGAAGCAGCGTTAGCAAAAGGAGTGAATTCATACCAAATTACTGATTCACCAACATTTCGTGAATATTCTTTGTATTGCTTTCTAATTAGCCCAAGTTCAGACCGTGGGTCCATTAGTTGTATCCAGTTGTGTACAGACTACTTGGAGGAGTTGTATCTACGAATACATCATTTCTGTCATCATCGCCAATATCAACAATATCAATTGTTCCCTTATCTCTATCAGGGAATACACGTTCTACTGGACCGTATTCACCGATTTCCTTATTCTTGTAAATTGGAACATACCTATTGGTCTGTCTAGATACACGGCTAAGGTTCATTACTTCTATACGTTCCATGCCAATGTTCAAAGCCCTACATTGGGTTGTGTATTGCCTTTGCCAATAATCCAACAAAGTTTGCACCATGTGAAAACGTTGGCTTCCAGGAATGTGTACAGATTCTGATGTCATAACATCAATATCTCTGCTGTACTCACTGAGCAGTGCCCACAGTGTTTCAATAATTGCGCCAATACCAATAGTGTCAATAACAATAGGAGACATGTCTTCTAAAGGAGTTTCAAGGTTGTATACAACTTGGTCAATTGCATAATGAGAATAAAAAGTCAAATCGCTTGGAAGAACCCATTCATAGTAATAACCTTCTACCATGACCTTTGTAGAGGCTGCAGGAGTTGTAGCAAGTCGTAGCAGCCCATTACGAGCGTCTAAAGAGTACTGGGACGTAGTAAGTTCTGTAGGTGTACTAGAGGTGTATTTGGCAACATACAGAGAATCACTATCTATATT